GCCAGTTCGTTGTTGGAATTCACGGGCTACCGTATCCTCAAGTACCGTTCCCCAATAGGCCGGTTCGGACATTCCCTTGTCCTCAGAGAGCCCGAGCTTGTCATTCCAAACGTCAAGCGGCGTCTTCCAAGGATTCAGACCGAGGACGGCAGCCACGTCGGAGCCGCCGATACCTGTACGGCGTTCATTTAACCAGGCAGTACGTTCTTCATTAGTCATTTTCTACTCCAATAAATAAGGCAGAGAAGGGTCTTTGCGGAAAAATCGCCTTTTTCTGCCTGTTCTGTTTTTCTTTTTTCGCGTAATACTCTCTGCCCTTCTTTTTGATTTCTTCTTGATGCTCGAGGTAGTAGAGGCGCTTTCTCTCTTTCTCAGTGAGTTTTAATGCCATTCGTTTTCCTTCAGATACTCGTCGAATATCGGTTCAATCTCTGGATGTCGTTCATCCTCACCAGCCTCAGCCAGTTGATTGATGTGCTCGTCGCAGTATCGCGGGATGTAATCCTCAAAAAATCTTTCAAGGAGCCGTTCATATTCGGCTTGCCGTTTTTCTTCCTGCCAGCTCAGTTGCCAGAGGTCTCCGGGCCCGGGGCATGTGCGAGGTGTTACATGCATATTCCGAAACTCCGTTGAATGTCGTCTGCTGCTAATGCAACATAGGCGATAGTGAGAATGAGAGCCATGGCAACAAGGAGCAGGCAGTAGTTATCTCTGTCTGCATTTTTCGCAGTCAAAAGTTTTTTCAGCATGATTGCCTCCGATAGGCAAAAGGCTCCCCACCCGAGCTCCAAGGAGTTCAGTTTGTTTACCGCTCAGGCGGGGAAGGAAGAAGGGATTTAAGAATTACGCGAGATCAGTTGTCTCATTCGGCCGATGAACCAAAGAGGCTCATGCCAAACATCGTAGAAGCGGGAAGCGTCAGGGCGTCCCTGCCTGTAGGCTTCTTTCGAGGCCCACTGAATTTGCGGCTTGAACAAGTCATCGAAGTAGTAAATCAAAGACTTGATCGCCTCCAGCTCATTGTCAGTGATGTAATGCTTGCTGACAGGAATTGCCGGAACAGCCGGAAGCGGCTCAGAACCCGAAGAACTGATCGTAAAGCTCGGATACTGAACGATGTAGTTCTTGACAGGGACTTCTTCTTCCTTAACATCAGGCACGTTGAAATCCGAAACTTTCAGGCCGTCAACGAATGCCAGCGCGGCCTCAAAATCTCTTTGCAGCAGGCAGGTGTAGCGCGGAATACGGAAGCGTCTCTTGAGTGCTCGGTAAACAAAGCTGTAGTTCTTGTTTCCAAACAGGGCATGAGTTTTGCGCATCACACGGCTGGAGAGTTCGTACTGCTGCTCGTTGGAGATTAATGCGTTGTCCTGCTCCTGAGCTGAATAACAACCTTGCTTTCGGATTGCCGGAAGAACCTCATTCGTGACCCAGCGTTTGAACTGTTTCGCTTTTGGAAGTTTCGAGCCGAAGATCAAGGCGTAGAGACCGCTTTCGTTTACGCAGTTGACTAACTGCTTTCCGCCGTTGGTTTGCATTTCGACTTTGCAAACGTCTTCGGGGTCGCAATGATCTGCGACTGCTTTTCTTGCAAGCTTGTATCCAAGTATGGAACAAACTTGTTGGGCAATGAATAGAGGATTGAGAATATCGCCAAGAATCGAGAGGGAAGTATTCTCGAATGTGAAAGCTAAGTTTGACATTTAAGTCTCCATTGAGTTTTAAAACTTGCGCCATCCGCCAAGATGGTGAGCAAGGCTTAAGGGTTGGCGGACCGCCTCAATGGATACGGCCAGTCTTTCGACTGCCCTTAGCCTCACTCATTAGAGACTTTTAAAGGGAGTTCCGTTTTAGAACGCCCTTGCAATCAGCCATAAAAAACGCCTTTCGGCGACTGATCGCCATCGAGTTCGGGCCGCCAAGCCCGCGTCTGTTTTTTGCAGACAAGATAAGTTTAGCGACTTTCATGGAGACTTGTAAAGGCCTTAATTTTTAACGTCTGGGTACATGTCGTGATCAATCGCTTCAATGGCCAAATCAGAAATGAAATTCTGTGCATACTCCTTGAAGAGCGCCTTAGTTTCCCGTTGGGCCTCTGCAGTTTGGACAACGTGACCAAGATCAAGCGTGATCTCGGATTTGCCATTGAGCAGGGCAGATACAACAGCGCGTTCTGCATAAGCCAGTGCGTCAGTGAGGTAAATGGCGGAACCGCGTTCTTTCAGAAGATCGTCAATGACACAATTAAAGAGCTGCTTTTGCTCGTCCGGTAATAAGATCATTTTTCTCTCCAATAAAACCATGTAAAAAAGACCACATTCAAAAGCTCCCTTAAGCGCTGAACTGGAACTAACAGTTATTGGTAAAAGCCTGGGGAGCTTATGAAGATGGTCTGAACTATCAAGTTTTCCTTAATAGTTGAGGGCAATAAAAAAGCCCGCCGAAGCGAGCTTTTGAGTTATTCGAAAATTTCTATCAGCTGGTTAGCCTTTGTGTGCAAAGTAGAGAATTGATCCAGCCATTACGCAGAACACAACCAAGGCCAGAATCATTGTTGCAATCCAAACGTTCATTTGCTACCAAGATGCTGAAGCACCAAAATCCCTGCAACACATGCAAGGCCGCCTAGAAAATAAAGAATCCAAGCAGTTGTCATTATTCATCCTCCTTCGTAAGAACAATAGATAGCGCAATGAAAATTAAGCCACCTAATAGTCCGGCCGTGTTGCTTTGGAATAGCCCAAGTGCCACACCTGCCACACCAAGCTTTTCGAGCGCATCGGTCAAGCGCTTGATCTTGTTTCTGTACCTATTGATCTTTACAAGCATCTAAATTTCCTTTTCTGCATTTTAGTCGAATTTAGTTGGATTTAGTTTATCGGTACCGCATTCGGGGAGTGCGGAATGTCCGTCTTTCCGGACTGTCACCTCCGCGAGATAATTAATTTGCAAACTTTCAACTATCTCAATGGAGGAAAAATGCATGTCATCAATAATTACATTGTCTTAGTCTCAGCAATAAAGGAGATGAGATTCGTGACCTTTAACTACGATGGTCTGGATAGAGTCGTTGAATGCGCGACACTCGGCTACACCACCGCAGGAATGCCTGCCGTTCGTGGGTACCAAACAGCAGGAGATACGCATTCAGGAACAGTGCCTTGCTGGAGGCTTTTTCGGATCGACAAAATCCAAGGACTAGTCTTAACCGAAGAGCATTTTTACAGCGAGCCACCTTTTTATAAAAAATCTGACCCAGCATTCTCACGTATTGATGCCGAGCTCTAGCTTCTGCTCCACAGTCACACGGGCCGGCGGGAAAGGCCGGCTCATTGTTGACGGCGCAGTCGCTGTCGTGAACAAGTTTCAGATTATGCTGCATTTTCGGGGTTCCTGAGATAACCAATGTCCGAATTCTTGAAGGAAAGTATGTACCTCCTCAGACCGCTCCACAATATAAAACTCTGGGAAGATTCGTGTCACCTGTTTGGGTGAACCCATAGCAACTTCCTGAGAGTTTTCTAGGCACCAGACTGCGTACTCAAGAGCTTTCAGACCTTCGTAGAACTCGCGTGCGGCTGTCTCGCCCTGAGGAGGAGCCGCATTGCTGAGCACCTTATATGTTTGCGAAAGGATGGAAATTTCTTTGTTCATTTAACAACTCAACTTATTGACTCTGCTAGCAGCGATTCAAATCTTGCAAAAATGACCTCTAGCTCGATGAGCGCTCGTCTTTTTGTTCGGAAACTCAGACCGAAAACGTTTGCCAATAACAAATCGTTTACCTTGTCTTGTTCTTTCATGAAGAATCCGGAAAAACGCCAGTCATTTCTTTTAGGTCTGACCAGACTGATGATGTTTTGGCCCTTGTAGTAAATCTCATAAGCTCGAGGGACAACGCGCTTAACTTTTAAAAGCATTTTTTCTCTCCTGTAAAAACAGAAGCGCCCTCCGTAAAGATCATTCGTCTTTTGGTGAGTGACAAGAAAGGCGCTTTTGTTTGCGCTCTACAGTTTCTCTTGCGAGAGCGCTTAGCTCACCCAGTTCACGAGACTGGGACGCCCGAGTTTCTGTTCTTGGTTTTGATTTCCTCGTCTGGTTAGCTTCTCGGGACCTCAACGCAGTTTGCTGTTCTTGATACTGCGTGCATCTCAAATGCGCTATTTGTCAGAGGTCTCTAGCTGAAAAATGCTGACT